GGCAGCGTGTCCCATGAATGAGCCCGGTGCGTTCTTGTCAACAACAAGTACCAAGCCAAGCGGGTTGCCGTTCCAAGATGTTGCAGACGAATTGCCGGCAGCGTTTTGGCCCATAAGGTTTGGTGCGCCTGTGTATGGAAATACTGGGCGGTTTTGGTCGTCGGTTGAAGCCGCAAGGGCTGCCCAACTTGCAGGCGTTACAAACATGTGCGTTGGCAAGTAGTTAGACGTTTCCGAAATTTGGCGGGCGCCGTCGTAAATTGCTGCTACCCAATCGGCACCTACTGCGGTGTCGGCAACGCTTGCGGTTTGTGTAATTGCTGCATGGCAAGTGTCTACGGCGTAGTTGTCGGTTGCTTGTCCGTAAGCGATAGCCAACTGGTTAAGAATGATGTCAATAGATGACGGGTCACTCCAGTCAAGGTCTTGTTCGGAAACGGTGACGTATGTTCCAAAACTTAGTTTTGAAATGTCGTTATTTGAAACCACAACAGTTGAAGCGTTAAGCGGGTCAAACTGTGCGGCCTGCTGTGTTACTACCGGGCGGGTCGTAATCTTTGGACGGCGGAAAGTTGCGCCTGCTGTTGGCATTGCGCGTGTACCAATTGCCGACACAAACGGTCTGATTGGGTTAAGCCCATCATACGTAGAACCGGTAATAATTTCCGGCAAGATGCCAGGTGTACTCTCAGTATTGATATATGGCGCAACGCCCGGCGCTGCTTCGATACGTGCTGCGTTAATGTTTGCGTTTAGTTGTGCAAAATCTGCACCGCCGCGCACATAACTTGCAATGTATTCAGACGTGCTAGGCAAACGCAATTTACGTGGTTGTGCGTAAATGGCTTGTACTGTTGAAGCCTCAACAACTGCAGGGGTTTCTACTGGGTTTGACATTTCGGTTACTTCCTTTTCTGTGTCCTGTTCACTATTTAACTCTACTTCGTTTTCGTTTTGGTGGATACTCGCGGCCACCCGTTCTACCTTGGCGGCCTCAAACGCGCCATAAGGCAAAAGCGACAATTCCTGCCATTCTGCCTTGGTAACAATCATGGTGCCGGCTTCGTCAAAACTAAACTCGACGGGAACTGCCCCAACGGAAAGGCTATCTAAAACGCCGTCCATGGCTAGTTGTAGGCTCTCATTACCTAGCATGGTTTCGCTAATTTTGGCCTCAAACATTACATAGTTGCCGACTTCCTCACGGGCAGTAACAACGCCAATAGGTTGCGTACTGTCATGGTAAAGATACATTTTCGGTTTTTTACCCTCAAGAGGCAACGAACCTTTTTCAAAACGCACCGTTTGGCCGTCACTTACTACCGCGTCTACCCCATATTCGAGGGCGACGCCGGCAAGGGTACGACGTGGCAGCGCGTCACCTTGCGCGGCGTCAATCTTTAATTCTTGTGGGGTTAATCTAAGCATTACTTTCCCTCAATTCCTCGGGCGTTTCTTGTACTTCTACGTTTGTGTCGTATTCGTTGGCTAGGTAACTTTCAATATCGAACATTACTCCGGTGCCACGCGGTAGCACGTTATCCGCGCTAAGTGTTTCTTGTATGCAATCTATGTACGGTTTTACGCCAAACGTGTAAAGGTCGCGCGACGCTTCGCTACTTGAAACATAAGAGTAGTTTCCAATGCTCACGGAAACGAGATACGCGGGTACGTTTGCAATTCGCGCAATTTCTTTAGCCTGATATTCGGCAGCGTCAATAAGTAGCATTTTGTCCGGTGTTGCGTTGTTTGGAATTACCTCTACAAATTCGTTTACCGCACTTGTGGCCGACGCAAAACGCGCCTCGTCGTAGGCCGCTGCAAGGTCGCGCAATTCTTGTGGTGACATAGGCTCGCCGCCAACTTGTCGCAAAGTTACTGCAGGTTGCAAACTCGAGGCGTTACGGTTTCTTGCTTGCTCAAGTTTTAGCGCGGTATCTACTGACGTTGCACCGGTGTAAATAAGGCCTTGAATTGGGCTTAAAAACTGTACGCAATCTTCCCAACGAATAGGTAAACCCTGAAACAAAATTTGTTTAGACGGGCCGAACCATACGCCCGTACCTTGTGCTTGGTCTTGTGTTGTAACAATCGCGGCAGGCAAACGAGTAAACGCGCTTGGGTATCCGTCGGCGGTTCGTTCGGTTATATACCAAAATGCGCGACCATAGAAAAGCAAATCGTCAAATGTCCACGACAAAATAAAATTGTTTGTAACGCCTTTGTCAATTCTCTTTAACCAACTACGCGGCGCTTCCGGCACTTTTTCCATTTCGTCGCCGTTCCACATTTCTTTATACATAACCAATGGCAAACAACCAATAACACTTGCCATAAGGTCGCGACTACGTGAAATAGTTGGAACCTGCATAAAACGGCTTCTCAAAACACCGTCGGAATACGCAAAGAAATTACCAATTTGTGACGCGCCGGCGTTGCTACCTGCAGCGGCTTTAACAACCTTTGTAGGTTCGGGTTTCTTGGTAAAAATTGCCATAGGTTTATTGTGTCACAATCTCGGGGTTTTCGGTGGCACTAGCCGGCGCCGTGCAATCCCCGACGGAAAGCAAGCCGACTAATGCCAAAACGACTTTAGCGGTAATTGGTAACAATTACAGGTTTACCTATGGCTTGTGGACGTGACGCTAAAGCGGCTGCCCAAATCATGCACCGGCAAGCCTCGATAGGCCCGGGACTTCGCAAACTGCTAACCGTTATGCCGTTTTTTTCGCGTATAAGTACTGCCCGTTCAACGTGGCTGTTTAGTAGTTGTTGGTTGTTGTGCGTAAGTTTGTTTTCAATAATCATGGCACGTACGGCGCTAGTCCATTTCAACAACTCTTTATAACCAACAATTACGCGCCTACCCTCATATTTTATTGGGCATGAATTTTCTAACACCGGCACAATAGCCAAACGTAAGTTAGGGTTTTCGGCTACTTGCTGTTCTACCTTTTCCCAAAGTTCGGTAACGGTTTCGGCAACAAAAGCCAAAACGACATGGGTTTTATTATCTATTTGTACGGCGCGCACGGCGGTATACGTGCTTTCGTCTAACGCCATTTCAACGGCCAACACTCCGCCCGGTGGCGCTTTTTCGTCAGTAGATAAAGCCTCGAATATGCCGGGTGCCAACCAACCATTATTTACGGCTTGCCATAGGTTTACAGACGCGCGTAAAAAGGCGCTGCGGTTTGGGCCTTGTGCTTCGCCTTGGATTACGTCCATTTCAATTAGGCCGCCTGCCAATGCGGGGTTAGCGTATTCCCATGCCTCAACGGTCATAGGGTCAAGTGTTGGCGGTGGGCTAAATTCGGCAAAATACAGGTTTGTTTTTTCGCCTGTGTCTATTGCTTTTAAACCTTGGTCACGCCAACGCAACAGGGCCGTACTTTCCTGCGTACCCGCCGTGGACACAAGCAAACACAAAGGGTTACGGCGCGCACGTTGAGACGGTAGTAAACCGTCGTCTATGGCGGCTTCCGATATTTGCCATACTTCGTCTGCCGTGATTAGGTCGCAACTGTAACCGTGACCGGCTGCCGGGGTAGCGGCGCGAATATGCCAAACCGAACCGTTAGGCATAGTTACCTTTTGCCGGCCATACGACCATGAAACCTCTGCACCAAACTTGGCTTCAAGTATTGGCGCTAAGTAATTGAATTGCGCGGCGGTTAAATCTAACTTATGACTAACCGAAATAACTGTTTGCGGTTGGCCGCGCCTCTCTGTTTCCATAGTTAGCCACCAACCAATAAGCGCGCTAGTCATATGGCTTTTACCATTTTGTCTAGCAACCGAAACAAGGCCAATACGGTGCAACCATTTACCTTGGTCGTCAAAACTAGTTAAACCCTCGAGGCAATGCTTTTGCCAACTCATTAAAGGCGTGTTTAAAACCCTCTCCGCAAACTCTGCTACTTCCGCCGCGCGTGATTGGTGGCCACTGTGCGTGGTTGTTTCTAGTCTCGGCTGATACCGGCCAGTTGGGGCCAGTTCGCGCAAACCCTTATGGGATATAGGATTGTAAGAG